CCCTCTATATGTCAAGTTATCGGATGGTGTTACATTCCGCCATCTGATACGGTTTCTTCAAGCCGCCTGGATTTTACATTCTTTGTCCCGGCGGCTCTCTCTTTTTATCGTATATGACCGTCCTCTGCTATCCGGTCAGCCGTAATCATCCAGCCGTCAGAATCAAACGCATACGCCTGTCCGTCAATCTGGCAGACTGCATCGTGCCGGTAGGTGTACCCACTCAGCAGATACCACCAGCGCCCGTCCTGGCACACCCAGCCAGTAAGATACTTGCCAGACACCCAGCCGTCCGCAGTCTGGATCCACGGATCGCCGTCGGCAAAGCATTTATTAATTGGCTGCACACGCTGATCCTTGGTGTAGCGCTTGCCTGTGTCTGTACCTTTTGGAGTTGTTCGTATGATAAGTGAGGACGCAGTGACTCTCAACCCGCGTATGCCGCTCTTAATTTCTTTAAGATCGGTGAGCACCGTTTTTGACTGTTCTGGTACCGTGCTGTTCTCCGCCGCCCAGGTCTTTTTAAACGCCTCAAATGTCCCATATTTCTGTTTCAAAATCTCAGTACCGCTGCCCCAATCCGGCAAATATACGTGTGGCTTGTCTACGATGCTTTTCCAATCGCCGCCCCATCCAAGCCCCAGATTTTTGGCAAGCTCTCCGACTTTCTTAAAATAATCTCCAGACTCATTATAGGCGCCTTTTCCATCTGCCCGGTAGAAATCCGCTGCAATGCCCCATTGGTGCTGGCTGCTATAGCTGCTGCCCCTAGCATTCGTGACAATGCTGCCAGGCTGAGTCCGCCCTTGTGCATACAAAGCGTCCTGTTCGGCGACGCTCCGGAAAGATTCCCCGATTTTAATCGGCAAACCTGCACCGACACACTTATCAACGAGCTGCGCAGTCAGCGCCTGGAGACGTGGATGGCATAATGTGATATCTCTCATAGTGCCCTCCTATTCTGCAAATACCCAATCATCGGCCAGCATATCTGCCTGGGATGCCAGCCATCCCATCTGCACTCCGCTAGTACCTACGAATGCAATTGCTTTATTCCCAATGGCATCATGGTTGCAGTTGACAATTTCAGCGTCAGCGGTTTTATATGAAATCGATGTTGCTAACTGGATATACTGCTTTTTCCCATTCCATCCTTTGCGTGCTACTTTCTTACCTCTTTTAAGATGTCTAATTGCGTCCGAAAATGAAAATGTATTTACGCCACCAAGTACTGGGCAATTGCTATCATCAGCTATCCTCCACTCATCAGACTGCATATTTAACATTGTGTACTCAACGCGCCGTGTTTCCCTGATGTCCAAGAGCTCTCCTTTGTCATAATCCTTCGGCCGGCACTGAATCATGATTGTTTCTTTCTCAGAATCCCAAAACCAGTATCCTCCCCAGCTTGGCAGCTTTACCTTTCCGCCCTGTTTCATAATTTTAAATGCTTCTGTAAAAGTCATAGTCTTAGCCTTCCTTTCCAAATACAAAAGAGGCGGAGCGCTCCGCCTCACTGTTGCGATGTCGCAATGGCAGCCATCACCCGGGCTGCCGCGGGAGATAGGTGGATCACCTCCTCTTAGGCCTTGGATACCTGCTTAAGCACCTGATTAGCTCCGGTTGCTGCAAGGCCGGATGTAATACCGATTGCAGCCGCATTAATCACATCGCCTGCCGGGAAATCCGGCATCAGATACATGCCTGCTACTCCCAGGATGCCACCGGTCACACCGCATACAACCGGAATAAGCTCATCCTTAACCTTTTCGGACGCTTTACATCCCACGCCTGCCAGATAACAAATAGCAGTGATAGCGGCTACACTCGCAATTCCAAGTTCCATTCTTATCCCTCGCTTTCTGCTGGACCATACGGCATGGCTAGACTTCGGTGATACAGTTCCTCTCCGGTACCATTACCGCCCAATGCCTTGTATGGCCGAAACAAATACTCTAAATTATCGCGATCATCTAAACCGCAATACCCTCGCTGCAGATAATACTGACAAGCCTGGTACAAGCGGTCGTGAAGCAAGGCAAGAACTGCCTCGTTGATAGCCTTAGTTCTTACCCGTTCTTCCTTGAGTTGCTTTGACAATTCGCGATAGGCCACACCGAGCGCGCCAGATATAGCTGCAAAAAGCCATGCTGCCCGGTGTGTGGCTGCGTACTGCATAATTAACTCCATGTCCTTACTCCTCGATCAGTTCTTCGCACTCCAGGTCAATCAGGATCTGTTTAACCTGCGGTTTAATTTTGTCTGGAACCTGCGCATATGTCTTTTTGCCCTTAACAATTAAAGTTGCATAAATAACTGCCATATCGTTCACCTCCTTCCTCAGCACTAAAAAGAGCAGCAGCCTAAGCATTTAACAGTGCCTCGACTTCTGCTCTGAGTTTCTTTGGTACATCATCGATTGTTTTCCGACCTTTGCGAATAAGATCCACATACACCATTGCCATTACACCTCACCTCCTTCTTTTGCTTCCAGTGCTTCGTATACTTCACAGATTGCCATCTGCGTGTTGGTAACTTCTTCTTCCAGTTCGAGCTTACTCTCATACTGCTCACAAAGAGCCATCTGAGTTTCAGTTAACTGAGAATCAAGTTTCTCGATGGTGGCATTTGCCTCTTTTAAATCTTTCTGTAATCTTCCGATGTCCGACTCCGGGACATAATCGAATACAGGTTTCGGGTTCTTTGCATCTGTCACATCAATGTGATTCAGTACTGCTCCATCTGGGATATCAACGAAAATCGCAGTCAAACCCTGTGGAACGGTTGTCTCACCGTATGAGATGTTCCAAATACGCCCTGTTGCGTCATAAATAACTAATGCGTTCATTTGTGTACTCCTTTCGATTAGTATTTAGATAAGTAGATCTCGTTAATCTTGCTGTCAACCGTTGTCTCAGCACTGGTACTACCTCTAATGGTGGAAAAACTAACCCAAAGGTAAGCCCATTTTTGTACGTTAGCTAACGGTATCGTAACCAATGTCCATGTTTTATCTGGCAATTCAGACACACCACCCGGTTGTTTACCAGCGTCGTCACTCGGGTTATCAAGGAATTTGGCACCAACACTAGTGACTCCATAATGATTCTTTTGTCCGTATACGTTCATTTTTAAATATTTATAACCACTGAAATTTATTGATGATTTAGTTACTCCGATACGGCGTGTATCATT